TCATATCTCCGTGAGCCATAGCATCTTCGGCACTGTTCTTGCAGAAGCAGTCATAACAGTAAGCACCCATATCTTGAATGTTGAAATGAATTATTCTGCGAACATTATGACATCCATTGCACATTTCTATTGGAGCGAACTTGAATGGCCCAATATCAAACCGTTTAGCAAGATAGTTGTCTATGTATAGCTTCTTGCTGTTATCAGCCGTTATGTTCATCTGTGCATATTCAGTCTTCCCATGTGTCATTGTAATATCTCCATAGCTTATCGCATTTGTGTCTCTTGCAAATGGAAGAAATCGTAAATGCTTGTGGCATTTTTAAAAAGCTCGTTGTGGTCTCGTACTAATGTACAGCGTAGTACAAGAGAATCATCGGATCTAGATAGAATATCATTGCTTTTTGAAATGGTAAAGTATTCCTTTATTGTATTGCAGGCAAAATCCATATAATCATCCGATTTTAGAATTCTCTGTCCCAGCAATTTGCGGAATTTGTTTTGTTTAGGATCTAGAAGAGTGCTATCATTTGTAGTAATAACACTAAACGGAGGAATGGTTTCAATAAAGCAATTAACGGTAGTACTTAAGCCATTTTTCATGTATTCGTTGCACTTGTGATAGGAAAAGAATATTTTTGGAATCTTCTTTCCTCTTATGTTGTATACAGGGATATCTTCAATGGAAATATTCAGTTTATGAAAATTATTCCTACTGCTTGTATTACGCATATACATTTTGCTTCCTAATTCTATGATAGAGACGTCATAATTAATCCCATCATTGAAGTAGTCTTTGCTAATTGTCCATACAGTCACTTCAATAGGATCAACAATAGGAACACGTTTTCTCATGGATTTATCCTCTGCTAGAAAAATTAAGTACCTTAGACCTCCTACAGTCTAAGGTACTCGTCCTCTCACGAGAACAAAAACTCTGACACACCAGTAGGAGATGGTGTATGCAGGTAGCTATGAAACATCAACCCGAAGGGACATAATCATAGCACAGAGTGAGCGCTCAAACCATTATGGAAGCAATACTCAACAGTGTCCTGCAATTTAAAGTTAACTGGATCGTACTAACAGGCTTCTCCATCGAGATCAACATCAAGTAATTGATTCATGAATATTCTTTTCTCCTTAACAGATAGAAGACTCTTTCCTTTCTGTTCTCTACGTATTTCCTTGACAAGTCTTAGAACATCTCTGGAGAATTTTGGATCATCCTTAATCCAATCCTTGATCGTGTTAAGGCGTTCAATACGTTCATTGGCAATAACCGTTCTTTGTGACATGTTAGACTCTCCTTTTGCTGTCACAAGTTAGTTATTTGGATTGTATAATACTTTACCATAATCAACTAAAATCATATCGAAAGGGTGTATCCTTTAGAAACCACCCCCTAAAAAATCTTATAAAGATTTTTTATAGAAGGGTATTATATGCTGAATTAGACTCAAATAGACTAAATTAGACTAAATCATAAATCTAAAGATAATCTAAAGATAATCTAAATACAACCTTCGTTAAAGAATGTTTTTAAAAAATTTTGCTAGTCAAATTTAAGTTAAAAGGATAGTATAATGATCTAAACTTAGCATTGTTACGAAATAAAAGGAGATCCATCATGGATAAGCTTTTGAATATTATAAACAGATTGGCCGATAAGTACAAATTTGACGAATCGGAAATCAAGGAAATCCAAACTGCAATCTTTGAGATTGAAGATCCTACAGGAAATGAAGATGCTGACATGAGTGCAGAGGACTTTAATCAGCCTGTAATGGAAGTTGAAGAATCTGAGTTAGAAGAAGATTATGATTAATCACTAACACTCTATAGACTACGTAGTCTTTAAATACGGAAGGATACAATCATGGCATCTAAGATCAAGGTAAAGATCAATAAATCCAAAGCGGAGGTTAATCCTCCTTCTGTTCCTGAATCGGAGAATATTCCAGTTAAAGAACAGGAGAGTAAACCTGAAGTGAAAGCTGATACAGCTATCACGCTTAATCCAGAGATTAAGCCTGAAGAGCTTAAAGATCTTGAAAAGCAATTTAAGAAACAAGAAGCTACTTTAGTTGTACCTGTTCCTAAAGCTGTTCCAAGAGAAGCATTACTAGAAGCTAAGATGGATCGATTAACTGAAGAGGTAATCAAACTTAGAGATACCCTTCTGAAGATCCTTGATAATCAACCCAAGAGGTTGAATCTAGATTTCCTTAAAAAGTAATCACAGTCGACTCGCGACTATAACCGGAGGAGTGGTAAGATGACGAAACCAAATCCTAACAACAAATACCCTAAAAAGACAGAAGCCGCAGCAATAGCTACTAAAGCAATGGCCACTAAAAATCATCGCAAGTTCATCATGAGTGCTAGGTACATCATGAAGAACATGCCTAGGCCTGTGGTAGTATCGAGATCGGCTCATGCTAATGCCCATGTTTGGCCAAAGCAAATAGGTGTAACAGTAGGAAGGACGATCAGTAGTCAGGAAGTGCACGAGATGACTACACGGATGATAGTCAATGCAAATCAGAATAGGACAGATCTGCAAATGAGTTGTCAGACCTTTCTGAAGGCTATTAAGCCGTTCTTACCACCCTCCTTAACCATAAATACAGATTGGAGCAATTACAGAAAACGAAACTGTTCCGATCCTACTTGTATCAAGGTAGCAGACGAGCTTGAAGAGTTTGCCAAAGATTATTTCTCAGATATAGAATCTCAACTAGCATCCTTATATCTGAATGTAGGTGATAAAACTGGAGCTCAATATCTCAAGGTTCTAGAGAGAAGATTCAGGGAACACTGGAACACAGGATCTCAAATGAATCTATCTGCATCTATCTCCAAGAAGGAGCAATCGGAAGAGACAGAGCCTGAGAAAGATACGACTATCACTTTCAATTTCGAGGTAGTTCAGACGGGTTCTCAATCTAGCGAGGGTTAGAGATGCCACAGTTTAACTTCAAGCTATCTAGAGGACAAGCAGAGTTTATTCGAAGAGCAGACGATGAGCTTGTCATCATGTCTACATCTATCTCTTACGGCAAGAGCTTTGTAGCAGCCCTTTGGCTTATAACAGAAATGTTTAAAGGTCATAAGACAATGGCAGCTGCACAGAGCCACTCAGCGCTAAGAAAAGTATTGTTCGATCACATCTTTAATATATGCGCTGAATACCATATTCCGTATAAAAGGAACAAAGAAGATCGTTCAATAAAGATTGGCAATGGCATTTGCTATGGATTCTCCGGGGAAGCCCCTAATGATGTTCTTGGTTTAACTAACACACACTCCTTTGTGATTGATGAAGCAGCTCGTTGTCCTGAACAGCTCTACAAGAATCTATGCGAAAGATGCCGTGGTAAAGGCGTAGATACGCCTCATCATAGACTGATTTCATCTCCGCTGGCTGGAGAACCTGCTGCAGAATGGTTCCTCAATCTCAAGAAAGAGAATCCAGATTGTGTGATTAACGGATCTCTCTATGAAGCTCTTGAAGCTAAGTTTGTCTCTAAACACTTTGTTGAATCTATGGAGAAGGTATACCCTAAGGGTACTCCTTTATACGATCAGCAGATACTTGGTCTAGACGTAGCCACTGACTTCCTAAACGCTATTGTCAAGGATGGAGACTTCTCTGATGGCAGGAATTATTCTCCATTTGGTAGGCCTACATATGTTGGAATGGACTTGTCTGGACTAGGTAGAGACAGGACTGTATTGTATACTGTAAATAAGTCTGGAATCATTGATAGATGTGAAGAACAGAAATCTGATACATCTTCTCAGGAATCCATGCTTATGGAGTATTATACCAAGTATAATTGCGAATCTGGATGTTTCGATATGACTGGCGGATACGGAAGCGGTTTGAATGATGCTATAAAGCACAGACCTAGTGTCAACATGAAGCCTATCACATTCTCTGAATCTCCGTCTAAGGATATCTATCAAAATATCCGAAGCGAGATGTATATGGAACTGGCTCAAGCCATTAAGGACGGGTTTTATATTGACCGTAGTAAGTATCCATTGCTCGTTGAAGAACTTAGGCATACGAAAGCTTTCATTGGAGACAATGGAAGACTTAGGATTATTCCGAAAGAGATGATCAAGCGAGAAATTGGAAGATCTACAGATGATGCCGATGCATTAGCATTAGCAGTCTACGCTATGAATCATAACGAAGGATTTTCAGTAGCTAAAGCATTAAACACCCTTAACACACTCAAACGAATGGGAGTAGTATGACAGACTTTGAACTTCAGGCGAAAGCCCAGAAATTTCTTCAGAGGTCTTCTAATTGGTTCAAGAACATCATCAAGCGTATTGATGATGACTTTATGGCCTATAGTGGACAGTTCTGGACTAAGGATCTGATTAGTGAATGGCATAGGTCTAAGAGACCTCAGGAAACTTGGAATCTTTGGAAGATGTTCTGCAATGCAATTAGCAGCCCATTTAATCAGAGTCCATATCACATCGAGTTGGAAGATAAGACGTCGGCTGAAGCTGCGAAAGTTCAGTCTGCCATCGACCGATTCGAAGGTGATCAGGATATTCGTACAGCCTTTGTGGAATGGATCCAAAATGCTGCTACGACCGGAGTGGGTATCATTGTGGTATCTTTCGAAGATCCCATTGAAGGTTCTACATGGGCTGAGCCTAAGATAGAGCTTGTGGACGATATCTCGCAGGTTGCTCTTGATCCTTCTATCATGAAATCTGACGCATCTGATGCTGAAGAGGGTGCAGTAGTTAACTATATCTCGTTGAATCAGGCTAAGAGACTCTACGGTAATGATGTAGTGGGTGTCTCTTATCCGTCTGTTCTTCCTACCATGTGCAATATCGGAACGCAGTGGGCCGCCAAGGAAGATATGATCCAGTTTGTGAATTATTACTGGAAAGACGACGATGGTCATGTAATGTTTGCACAACTTTGTGGAAACAAGATTGTGAAACAGCCTACCAAGCTTCCGATTACCACTATTCCGATCGTTAGAACGACCGGATACAAGGTTCGTAATTCTGAAAGAAAGACCGATTACATTGGAGTAGTAAGATCCACATTCAGTCTTCAGCTTGGAGCTAACATCGGCTATAGCACTCTTCTTGAAAGACTCAATAGAACTCCTAAGGCTAATTTCCTTATGCCCGTTGGAGCAATGGAGAATCTCGAAAAGTATTACGAGAATCTCTCTTCTGATGATTCTGTCGTAGTGATGTATAATGGCAATGTTGCACCTACTCCTATTACTGAATCCTTCCAGACTGCAGATCTTAAGGATACGATCATGCAAGCTGGAACACTCATGAGCCAGTCTCTTGGTATTCCTATGACTGGACTTGAGGGAATCAACTTTACTGACAAGACTGCTACTGAAGTTCTCACTCAGCAGACCAATGCAGTATCCAATGTTGGTTGTTTCTATAATGCAGCATATCGTGGCATTCGTACTATCGGCAGGATTCTCTTGGAGAATTTCGGAATGCCTGGAGTACAGTTCAAACTTCTCCAAGGCCCTGATATCATTACTAAGAACATGAGACACAGACAAGAGCTCATGATGATATCCAATACTCTTCCGGACAACATGAAGCCTTTACTGGCAAAATATATGGCTTCTACTATCTCCGACGATCTTGGAAGGAGTCTTGAAAAGGACATCACTGCAAATCTTCCGGTTGACTTGAAACTTGTATCCGAAGGCGCAGAAGATCCTAATGCAATCCACATTATGAATCAGATGAAGGCTAACCTTGATACAGCCGTTCAGCAACTCTCTCAGGCTAAGCAACAGAATCTGGAATTGTCTAATCAGGTTCAGATGCTCACTATTCAGCTAGCCAATACCAAGAATCAGCAGCTTATTGATCTGAAGAAGTTCGAGATCGATCAGAGAAACAAGATGGCTCTTGAAAAGGCTCGGCTCGAACAGCAGGGTATAAAGCTCGATGCAGATGTACAAGCAGCTAATGCTAAAGCTCTCAATGAAGCTGAAAAGGCCGAATTGGAAAGGCAGAAGCTTAACAATGAAACTATAAAGAACAGTCTTGAAGCTGAAAAGTTGTCCTTAGAAGTTCAGAAAGAACAGATGAACACCCTAAACGGAGGAAATCCGAATGAAATTTAATTTAGTATTAGGTGGTCATAGTCCGTTCATGAACGCCTCTTCTAGAAGACATGGGGCTATCTCAGGTCTAAATGGCCTTAAGTACAGTGAAACTTCATATCCTATGTCCAATCAGGAAGAGCGTGCCTTAAGGGATGCATTTAAGAATGTACCGGGGATTGATCCTATTACAGCACAGAAGCTTGGTGATGAAGCAGTAGCTAAGTCTCCTCATTATAGAGCTTCTGATGCAAGTCCTAGATATCAAGGAAGCCAGCCAGGTTCATCCTTCATTCAAGGTGTAGACGTTAATCCTGCATTAGGGCTAGTCTCGCTCACCATGAAAAACGGCAAGACCTACTCTTATCCTATCTCTGCCGATGAAGCTGGAAAGCTTATCAACGCAGACTCCGTAGGAAGATGGTACAATGCCAATATTCGTCTAAAGAGACAAGGCCCCGGAGCATCTACGATTCCGAAATCTACCGATGCAACTACCACTGCACAGGTATTGACCAATGTGATGGCAAGTCCTACAGCCTCAGTAGCCTCTCCTACAATGGCAAGATCACCCATTGGATTAGGTGGAGCAGCCCTAGGCGGAGCAGGATTAATGATTCTTGCACAGCTATTGAAAGCAGCGAAAGAATCTGAAGATTAGATACAAAAATCTAACTAATTCATTGATATAACAATCACAGGCTACTCCAGCCTTTAAACCAGAGGTACGAAGCATGACACTTGAAGAAGCGAATGCACATTTGAGAGGTGAGAAGATTGAGCCTAAGGCAGCCCAGCAAACTGTCGAGACTAAGTCCGACACCACTCCCGCCGTTGTTGAACCGGACAACACGACTGGCACACCGAATCCGGACTCTACCACTCCAGCTGTCGAGGAACCTGCTAATCCTCCCAGCAACGATCCTAATCAACAGCCTGATAAGACTTCCGACCAGAAGACTCAGACGAAGGCTGACGACAAAGATCTAGGGGATCCCTCCAAATTGCCTTATCCGAAAGCTACCAAGCCTACGAATGATGCAAAGGGTGCGGCACAGTATAAAGCTAATAAAGCATTTATCAAGCAGAAAGCAAAATACAAAGAAAAGATCAAGAATTATGAAGCCCAGATAGCCGGGTTACAGAAGCAGATCCAGACTTTGCAGAATGCCAATGTCGAAGGCCTTGATGCCGAAAAGGTCAATGACATGAAGTTTGATAAGCGTTTGTTAGAACACGATCTTCATAATCTAGCGCAGTCCAGACAGGATGCGATCATGGAATATGAAAGTGCCCAGGCAGATGAGATTCACCAGTCAAGGATTGAAAAGTGTTTCACCGATCAATCCGAGATTGACCATTACAACAAACTGCTGGAGAACGGACGAGACAAGTTCGTGGAATTTCTAGCACAAGTTGACCCTGAAAACGCAGTCTTGCAATATCTAGACGATACAGACAACTCTCCACTTCTTGTACGGCTTCTAATGACCCGTCCTGACGTGCTGAAGACTGTAGTATCTAAGCGTAGTCCCATAGCGAAAGCCATTGAACTGAAGACTATAGAGAATCGTCTATTGATGAATCGCAGACTCAGGTCAACAAGTCCTAGCACTCCTCCGGCTAATCCCAACCCTCAGTCTCAAGTAGCCACTACAGGCAGAGTTGTAGGACAGCCTAGCGCTGCTAAAGCTGCTCCCAAGACTCTCAAAGATTGGAGTGATTATTTGAGGCTCCATCCTTAATAGGTAATCAAAATGGCAAATGTAATTGAAACTAACGAGCTCACTAGTCTTGTGATGCTCCGCTTTCTTGAAGCTGCTCCGTATCTGATGATCGGCTCTAAGAAACACTTCTCCGACCAGCTTACTGACAAGCGCAATGGTCAGACTTATGAATTCGTCATCCGTGATTCCGGCATCGTCCAGAAGGGTCTGTCCCGTAAGGGTGCTGAAGTGATCACTGTCAATGACACTTCTTCCAATGCCCATCAGGTTAAGGCTATTTCTGCCCGTGATACGATCGTTGAAAAGCGTGTTCGTATGACTGTTGAAGATTGGAACATCATGGTGGAAACCAACGCCATTGAACGTTTCACTGATCTCAACTGGGAAGATGAAGTGGCTAAGCCTCAGGGTGGCAAGCTCGCTCAGGGTGTCACTCGCGATCTCGTTAAGGAAAACTTTGCAAGATCCGCCACCGTCGTGATTGGTTCTGGCTTCCAGCCCCTCGCTGAAGCATCGGCCTATCTCGAAGAAATTTCTAGCGAGAAAATTTTTGGATTTATCGACTCGAAATACCAAGCTATCCTTACGGCAAATGGCCAACAGTTTAATCCATGCGGCAGTCCTAACGAATTCTACAAGACTGGCCTTCTTGGTACGTTCCATGAAGCTGAATACCACTCTCAGAGATTCATCCCGAAGATTAAGGTATCCACTGCTGTGAAGACTGCCATTGAAGCTGCTTCTGCTGCCGTGATCAAGGCTAACCCGAACTGGAACATCGATCCTAAGCTCTCCACTTCGAAGTGTCCGTATGTGCTTGAGCTCACCGTGGCTTCTGGTATCTATCCTGTGAAGGCTGGTACTCCGCTTGCTGTTGCAGGTCTCTTTGCTTGCGATCTTCTCGGTGACGTGACTGACGCTCCGTTCTACTTCATTGTTGGCGAAGATGTCGCTCCGACTGCCGCTTCTACTACCTTGACTCTCCCGATTGGTAACATTCTCTATGATTCTGCTACGAAGTCTGGTACGAGAGTGTTTGCTAAGGAAGATGGTGAAGGCTTTGTAGGTGCCATTGACGCTGCCTCTGCTGCTGGCAATGTGAACAACTTCATTGCTGCCTCTACTGGCGTTAAGGTTCCTCTTGAAGCTGACAAGGTCTACTACTGCGGTCAGCTCCGTCTTGATGGCGCTATGGAATTCGAAACTCTCAACAAGTTCGATGCTTCTAACGCCGAAACGAAGGCTGGCGATGTGGCTGGCTACATGATGTTCGAAAACCGTGTTGTTGATCTTGATCAGATGACCAATGACACCCGTTGGGACATCGTGGCTCTGGCTGGCATTGTGGATCCTCGTGCATGTATCAACGTGTACTCGATTCCGACTGCTTAAGTTCACTTTAAACATATAAAGGCTCTAATCCAATAAGGGTTAGAGTCCTTTATAACTTTGAATTGATTCAATAATGGAGACATTTATGTGGATAATCAGAGACGTAATTAGCGAAGCTCTAGCGAGAGCCAATATTATAGGTCGTAGGCAAGTCCAGAGTGCTCCCGGAGACAAAGTTCTAGACGCTCTAGACATTCTTAGAGACATTGCTGCAGATTTCTCCAGCAAGAATCTTCTACAATGGCTTCAGGAGACTGTTGAAATACCCACATGTCTTCCAGAGAAACTCATTCTAAACGAAGGATGGGATCTTGGAATAAACTTTTGGACAGTCATGAAAGATGAAGATCTTCCTCCAATTCCGTCTGCAGGGATGTGGGATACAGCCTTCTGCTGGAACAAAGGAAACATCGTATGGAACATCACTAGTCCTAGTGCCGGTGTAGGAGAATGGACTAAGACCATCTATGGCAACTCTAGAGAAGCCATGAATGCGATGTCTTTTCATGGTAATATGGCAGTCTTGGAATATGCTCCAGCAGGTCTCAGGACTGAAGTGATTCTTGGATCCATAGATGAAGATATTCACTGCGACTATGTAGACGTACCATGCAAAGATCTTGACAGAATCATTGCAGTATATTTTGAGCTATCTAGTCCTACCGAGTCAGGCGAGTATACATATCCTCTAGGATTTGTAAGCTATGAAGACTTCTGGAACAGTGGATGGGGTTACAATGTATACACCTATCAGAATATTAGCGATACTAAGTCTAAGCTGTATCTGAAGAAGTTGATGACTGAAAAGCTCCCTAGCTCCTATGGATTGAAGGTTGTCTATAACAAGGCTTGGAATTTTGATCTTGATACTGAAGTCAGATCTCCTGACGTGTATCGAAGCCTGTTCTTGAGCGCTTTGACTTATAGACTGGCTGTGAGATTCCCTAGACTGGATCCTGCCCATACTGAACGGCTTAAGCAAGAAATGCTAGATAGAATCGCTATCGTGAGTTCCAAGACTAGAGCTTTGAAGTATGTGGTCAGAACTGGAGCTTGTAATAGTAATAGATTGGTCAATCGGGCTCAGCTGACTAGCGGATCATTTATCTTTGGTAACTAAAAACAGATTTCATAAAATTTTTTGTCAACTAATTGTGCGTAGACCCTAGGGTTTATTAAGGCTAATTTGATTTGGCAAATCATTTTATGATTTTTGGTAACTAAATTTGCAAAGGAATTTCTAATGGCACGATCTAAGATTATTGAAGGCATTTGCGGAGGTTACAATAATTCGAACGTCTCTAAAGTCGGTCGAAGTGTAACCTGCAATTTTGTTCCTGAGTCTCAAGGTAAGGGAGCATCCACTACGATGATCTTAAGATCGATCAGTGGAACTTCCTTGTATAAAGAGATGCCTGAATCTAACTGTAGAGGTATGTATAGAGTATCTAGAGGATTCACTGGATCCTCCATGCTCTACGTAGTCTATGGAGCCAATCTATATCTTATCTACGAGAATAATGGATCTCCTATAGCCTATAAGATCGGTGGAGTGTCTAACGGCATCTCTGAACCTGTGTCTATGTGTGAGACTAATGGATATGGTGATGCACATCCTCATCTGGTTATCGCTGACGGGTCTCAGGTATTCGCTGTTGATATGACTCTACAGCCCGGTGATCAGGTTAACGATTATAGAGCTATCACTCTGCCTGTTAGAAGTGATGGAGAAACATACATCAGACCATCTCACGTAGCTTATCTATTTGGTTATCTGGCTGTCCTAGACCAAGGTACTGATTCTTTCTACCTCTCTTACAGATACCCGTTTGAAGAACTTGATTCTGCTAATCAGATCGATTATGATATCTTCATGACACAGAAGTATGCGAATCGAGGTAAGGAAGTAGCTTGTGAATGGAGTACAGATGCATCTCTAGCTCTCACTAAGGCTGGTAGCTTCCTGTATGTCTTTGGAGAAAGATCTTATCAGTTCTTCAATTACAACGCCGATGAAGATGTACCATTCCAGTGTCCTGATACGGCATGTGGTGATATTGGCATTCTGGCTCCTAGAAGTCTGGCTACGATTGGAACATCCGTGTACTGGCTAGGCTCTTCAGATATTGGAGAGAATGGCGTATGGATGATAGATAAGAATCAGGTTACAAGAATCTCTACTGGAGATATTGAACACGAAATTTCTGCATTGACTAATAGGACTGATGCAGTGGCTCAGGCTTGGCATGAAAATGGTCACATCTATTATGCTTTATCCTTTAGACAGGATTCTAGAACCTTCGTGTATGATGTCGTAGAGAAACTCTGGCACACTAGAGCTACTTACGACTCTAATAGACCTGCTTGTGAAGGAATGTGGAGACCTCAGTATGCTACTCTAGCCTATGGGAAGCTCTTCTTTGGAGACATGCATAGCAATGCTCTGATTATCCAAGATAATAACCGTTGGAAAGAATGGGATGATACTCCCATTGTCAGACGCAGAGTAAGCGGCATTGTTACGGACAACTTCTCTACATGGTATTGTGATGGATTAAAGCTCCTAGCTAACGTAGGCCAGCTTAGTCTGAATCAGGTCTATGGAGTTGGAGTTGAACCTCCTGATCCGGATCTTGTACCTTGTGTAGCCATGAGATATTCATGGGATGGCGGTATGACTTGGTCTGACCAAGAAGAAGCATCCGCTGGGCCTATGGGTAGATACGATTGGCAGCTTGAATGGTTTGGCTTAGGCATGGGTGAATTGTTATCAGTAGAAATTACCACATCTGATCCTTGGCCTATGGCTATTGTAGCAGCCAAAGTACAAGGTGAAGCAACTAGCTTGCTTTAGGAGACTATTCAGTATGTCTAATGCAAATACATTTCATGGTATGAAGATATCCGAGATGACTCCGTTAGAAAGATTAGCTGACGGAATTAAAGGATACTGGCTTAAGGAATGGGGTGACTGCAAACTCACTGTAGTTCGTGGTCATGCCATGCTAAGCACACCTATAATGACTGAAAGCAAGGCTATAAATTTTGTATTGCCTACTCATCAGCCTTTCTATGCGCAAATCCTAAGCTCTTCCGGAGTGCGTACTATTCTTATAGAGAAGAACATTAATATCACGCTGAATGCTGGTGAACAGCTCTCGGCAATCTTTACAACAGAGGTATAATTATGAAGAAGGATCCAGTTACAGGTCTATATGTAAGCAAGGATGGTCTTCTATTTAAATGTGTTGGAAGGGTTAGAGAACCTGAGAAGCACAGATTAGCACCTGCTAAGAGTAGAGATGCTCATGGATATGAACGTTCTATGACTAAGAAAGCTGAATTTGTTCATAGGATAGTGTTCAGAGCATTCATTGGAGATATTCCTGTCGGTTTCCAAGTAGATCATATCGATGGGAACAAGAAGAATAACTCGATTACTAATCTTCAACTTCTCACTCAATCTGAGAACATGAAAAAGGCATATGAACAGGGATTTGCTAAGCCTAGTTCTGGGTGTTTTAAGAAAGGTCATGCGCTATGTCCAACAAGTTTTAAAAAAGGACATAAACCATGGAATAAAGGTATGGAACATGATTCATATAAAAATCATTATAAAACCGGTTTCAAGAACCAATTTTCTAAGGAGAGTGTATAATGGCTACTAATTGGGGCGGCAATATTATATCTGGGATGGGTTATGGCGCCGCAGCAGGCGGAACTGCTTTTGGGCCATATGGTGCGCTAGCTGGGGGAATCCTCGGGGGTCTTACTGGAGTCTTTACTAGCATCATGGAAGATAATGATGCAAAAGAGAGACAGCGTAAGCTTGAGACTCTAGCTTCGAAGCTTGGGACTTCTTATGATGAAATCTACAAAGCGTATCAAGACTTCTATAGTCAAAACTCTCCGTCTGGAACCAAGGAAGACGCAGATCTTGCGGCTCAGAAGATTCGTGAGTTTAATCCGGCTAATTATGACTGGCTTGATGCAGACAATAATGGAATCATTGACGAGTCTGAGAAAGAAGCAGCTAAGTTTGACTACGATAAGAACGTAGAAGACTTCCTTAATCCTTACATGGATGACGTGATCGACTATACTGCCAAGCAGTCTAGACACTCAGCAGGTGGAGCCTTGCTAGGCAGGTCTACTGGAGCTTCTGAAGCCGTGGCTAGAAGTGTTGCTAAACAGACTGACGAACTGTACAATACTGCTCTTAGAGCTTATGAAAGCGATAGAGATTTCCAGTATAAGCAGTGGGCTGATTACAACAACGCCATGAAGGATCGTCTGAAAGGTCTTATGGAAGCGGATCAGTGGCAGATTGGTCAGCTTGGTCAGTTAGGTCAGGATGCCCTTAATTGGCAGTCTCAGGCCTTCCAAGCTGGTCAGGATATCAAACAGAACAAAGCTAACATGGAAGCCCAGCTTGGATTGGCTGGTCTATAGGAGATCTAATCATGGCTTATATTGCACCTAAATTTACGAATTTTATCGATGCCCCTAGTATGGTCAACATGGCTATGAAAGATAGGGAGCTTGACGAACAGGCTAATCGAGCGAATTTCGATCGTATGTTGACAGGCATTGCAAGTCTTGGAAAAGGTATCGGCAAGGCTCGTCAGTGGTATACAGCTGAGAAGTATAAGAAAGATCTTATGGATAAGCTTGAGGCATTGAAGAATGCTAGAGCACAGGCTTCTTCTGATCTTGATTCTTTGAATGCTGAGCGTGATGAAGCTAAGGGAACAGTGGTTGGCATTAATAATATGCTTCCTGAACCTATTGTAGGCGGCCCGTACCCGTTCTCTAATGAAATAACGCCTATAGAAGAAAGGCTAATTAGGGATCTCAAGGACTGGGAATCTAAGCCTAATGATCCTCTTATGCATGGGGTTGATTATAACTGGCAAGCCTACGGTCGCAAGTCTGGTTTGATTTAAGGAGAGCTTATCATGGCTGAAAGAAAGAAAACTAAATTCGAAGAAGAGCTTGACAAACTTCTAGAGAATATAGCCGCTAATAATGAAGATTGGAATGATCCTCTTCAGAAAGGTATGTATGACTACAGGCAATTCCAGAATGGTACTGTAGTCAGAGAAGATGATCCTCTGGCTAAGCATATTAAGGAAAAGCCTATAGATACTGAAGCGTACTTCAAAACTGAACCGTCTCCGTATCCCGATTCCAAGTATGGCTGGCCTACTCTGGCTAAGGAAGGAGAACCTGCATATAACGATCCTGGATTAGTTCTTCGTAATGCTGTAGCTACGGCTGGAGATAGACGTGATCGTAATATTGAGAATGCCAATCGAGAATTTGCTCAGACTGTTGATGACCTTGACAGAAACCTTAATCCGGAAAGCTATGGAAACAGGCGTTCCGGGAGGATTGTTCCGGCAGGTGGAAGAGCAGGTCTTGCCAATCTCAATAGACCTCAGTATATCGCGGCTATGAATGAGTCTGTTCAGGCTCCTAAGGATGCGGTAAGAAACCACAAGGCTCTAGCATCAGCCAACTCTCTTGAAGCTGAACGTAATCATGCTATAGGTTGGTTGAAGGGCTCTGAACAGCATCGAGCCAAACTTGAAAAGACCATAGAAGAATACGATAGAGAGATTGCTAAGCTTCAGGAAGAGATCTCCATGTCTGAAGCTGGAGATCCTCTGTATGATCTGGCTATCCAGAGACTCATCATGGATGATGACAATTCTCTGTTGAGCGATATTCGTGGAAGGATTGCCAAGAGAATTGATCAAGAATATCAGATGAAGCAGAAGAAGGCTGATCAGGAATTCCAGCATAGCGAGAATGAGCTCAATCGGCAGAACACTCTCGAAGTTGCTAGAATGAATAAGCAGGAACAGATAGAAGCTCAGCAGAAAGAGCTTGACAATGCTCTTGCATCGGCTAAGCAGCTCTACGAGTTTGCTCTTGGAGACCTTGAAGCTAATCCGAACGATCCTAAGCTTAAGCGTGAAGTTGAAAAGGCTAAAGAACTCTTTAGACAGGCCGCAGTTAAGGCTAATAAGGTCAACGAGTTCAATGAACAGATCGCTGCCAACACAAATAGCAAGGCTCTTTGGGATGAAGCAGGTGCGGCATATGGTGTAACGGGTCAGACTGGTATCAAGGCTTTCGTTGACTCCATTAAGGATCCCAAGATAAAGGCTGCTGTTATTCGTGACTTGGAAAATACGTATCATATTACCGAGGGAGACCTTGGATATTCCGGTGCTGAAGCCAAGATCAACGAAGATAAGGCTGCCAAGAGAGATGCACTGAATACTGATATCGATAATGCCCTTAAGCTTGGGCCGTGGGATGATGAAGAGTCGGCAAAGAAGGCTCTAAACGGTCTTAATAAGAACGTTAAAGATGCTCTGAAGGTCGGCTACAATACTAAGACCAAGAAGTACATTCTGAAAAAGAAGGTAAAGTAATATGGCTGAACAGAAAAAGATCCATACACTCGAAGAGCTTCAGAAGCTCATCAATGGATGGGATAAGAGCACACTTCTTAGCGAATATCTGAATCCGGAAGATGTTGACGTTTCTGAAGTTCCATACGAAAATCGTCTTCAACAGATGATGGGCAATCCTGAAGCTGTTCAAGAACTTCTCAAGACGGGTAATAAGGCTTTTGTCAAGAAGTATGCGCAATCCATGCTGAAGGACAAAGGCTTGTTCGACCTGTATGAGATGAATCTCGACAACATTACTGAAGAGCTGAAGAATGTCTCTGGAGATGATAAATTCTCCAAGGAAGATATCCTTGGACAGAAGGAACCCTATCGGAACATTAATGGTAGCACCCTTGAGGCTATCGCTAAAGTAAATGGCTGGGATTTTCCGTCAATGCTCAAGATGATCGAAGAAGCTCAGACTAAACAGGCTCGCAAGGACATCTATGACGACAATCTTGTAGCCAGAACTGTGTTTCCTAGAATCTCTAAGAACCTCATGGAGAATGGAGACTATGATTGGCAGGATGTTGTCCTTGATTTAGGAGAAAACGCACTTCAGGCTGTTCCTTTAGCTGGATCAGGCACAAGAGTTGCAATGATCGGAGCTAGATCTGGACTGGGCGCTAAGCCGATTCTTTATGGATTAGGCGGATCTCTAGTTGAGAATGCTACTGTTCCTACTGTCATGGCAGCTGCCGACGAGATTCGTAAAGATGACGGAAACCTCGCTGATTTCGGAGTAAATGCTGCTACCGGAGCTGCTGTTAATGCTGCAGCTGGGAGAATGATTAAGACTGGTATTTCTGGTCTGCTCAATAATCCAGTAGTAGCATCCAAGATCGAAAAGGCTATGGATACTGGCGATGAAGCTCTTAAGAACAAGCTGACACAAGCCTATGCCGTCCTAAAGAATCCTCGTAAGCATACTGCGCAGGAAGTAAAGGACGCTACTAATACGATCAATCTGCTTACAAGGGAGAAGGAATTCACCAATTCTGATCTTGGCGTAAATATAGCGGACTATGCCGCTAACAACAGGAAAGCTAGGAAAGTTGGAAAAGAGATGCGTGAAATCTATGAAGGAGAGCTTATTGCAAAGAAGGATGAGCCCTGGGTTAAGCGTGTTAAGAAGACTGAAAAGCGATATAAAGATCCTCAGTCTCCGTACTTTACCAACCGTGAAACTCTCTTCCCGCATATGTTCGTTGATCAGCGAAAGGTAGGTTCTCAAGCTGGTCTGGTTAAGACAACTGGTCAACATAATCTCGATAAGCCTGAGTTCAAGATCTTTGCATGGAATGATCTTGAACCGAGCAATCGTGTTGCCAACCAGTTAGAAAACATGTGGTCTGGTCATCGTTCTAAGACCTTCCATTACGGCGTTGACTTTGACGAAATCGTTGATGGTATCCTCAAAGATCCAGAGATGACAAGGGCTATTGTCCGTGCATATGGCGGTGTCAATCCTAGAGAAGCTGTATCTTCGTATGTGATCAATAAGCTCGGAAGAAGTGATTGGCTTAAACGTGGCGAGAGTGCTGCTGCACGCACATTCGGCGAGTGGGTCGGCGAAGATGATAAAAAGAAAAAGGAGAAGTAAATGTCTCGTGCACTTGATAACTGGTCTACATACTACGATAGAGAGAACAATCCTCTCTATGGTAGGATATGGTTTTATAAGCTTCATACGACAGAGCTACAGCCCATCTATAACGAGGATGGGACTGTTCCTCTTCAGAATCCTATGCCTACTAGCCAGTATGGTATTACCGATGTTCAAGTATTCTTACAAGACACCGATTATACCATCAAGCTAGAAAAATGGACTGGTCGTGGAGCCATGATGACCGTAGATGACCCCAATGATGAAGACTGGGCAGAGGTTCGTACATTTGACAACCTCTATCCTGCCATTCTTGTGGATAATCCTGAAGGTGTTGTTAATTCGGTTGAATTATCTTCTATCAATGCACTTAGACAGGTTGACGTGTCCTCTGGATCGAGTGTCAACTACGCTAAAGTGACTGGCTATTATACTATGGGCGATATGCCTGTACAGTATTATAAGCTGGTTGAAGATAGCTCTCCTATGATTGTTGACGATGGCGGGTCTATAATCAAGCCTGAACATAGTACGAACAAGTACTGGATGCTCATTCCTCAAGAAAACATTGATGTAAGAGTGTTCGGTATCTTCCCGTCTGTGACAGCTTCTGAAATAGAATCCCAGACTAGTGATATTCATGCCTGTTTTGCCTATGCTAACAAGCAGGGTAAGGATGTATACTTCCCGCAGGTCTATGATACCACTGCATTCTACTTTGTCGAAGGTGGATCCCATACAATCTCCCAGAAGATGGTAGTAGATAGAGGCGTACACATTGTTGCTAAGCCTTTGACTACTTCTACCCTAAATATCAGAGAGATTCAGTACTATGGCTCCCAGCTATTTTATAGTACTGGCTCTTATGGAATGCTTACTGTAAATTGCCCAGTAGTTAGAACATCTTGGAAATGTAATGGATGGGCTAATTGGCCTGGGTCTGTGCAAAAGTTTATCGTGGATACCCTCGATACTAGCTTTAGCTTCAGTAATGCTCGGGTAGAGTTCGAAAATACTGTCTCTAACAGGCATATAGCCTTCAATAATTGCTATATCGTGTCTGATCACAGAATGGATAGCTGTAGTGTAGAATTCACGAACTGTGGATACATTACAGATCTATGGCTAACTGGAACTTATACGGTATCTTTATTGATCGGAAATATCATTGAGCTATCCGAGATGTCTTCAGCCAATGTCTATGTGAACTGGAAAAACAAGCAGAATGAAGCAAATTATGGCGATCTTGGTGAGCAGACTATCTCTAATGTGGCACTTCTTAGCGGAGCCGTAGCGGAGAATGCTTACTTTACAAACGTTAATCTTATGGGTAGTGCAGAGTTGCACAATATCTCCGGTACAGTGTCTATCTCTGCTGATTCTGCCCAGAACTGGATTGATTGTTGGTTGACCATTACAAATGCTGCCACGGTGCCTTCCTTCGCTCTTAGACGAGGAAAGGTATCTGGAGCTTCTACTATGGTGGTACATGGAAGTGTCTATCTTGAGAACGTAGAACAGGATATTCCTCTAGATGTTCGTGGAGGAAACCTAACTATTCTTAATAGCTCGATTGACAAGCCTATTAGCCATGTTGGAAGCCCGGTTGTAGAGAAGATTATGAATTGTACATTCAATTCTAGGATTTCTATTACAGGCGGCGCGACAAATGCCATCGTTAACAGCACATGGGTAAACAACTTTGGAAACGTAGATAGGCCTATATACATTGACAGAAGTAATCTAAATCCGGTAGATTTGGCTCATACATACAGATATGAGAACAACTCTGGAACATTCTATCCGTCTAAAGAAGTAGAATGGTCTGAGACATTGACCTATACGAAACCTACGACAGCCGATCCTTACACGATTTCTTCTACCAATGGAAGATTCGCACTGGGTATTCCAAACGGTTCTGAAGACTTCAAGAACATCTTCTTTGCTACTTACAAATTTGCCGATCCTACTACTCAGCTGCAATATGCTCCTCCTCATGGCTTTGCTACCAAGGTGAAGCTGTTTAGAGTGGGAACAGATTCTTGCAACGCTATTGTAACATGGAACGTAGTTAGCAGCATGTTCAATGGAAGCACATGGGGAAGATGCCTTGAGACAGTGATTCCTATTGTTGCACAGATGAGATTCGTTCATGATTCCAACGATGATTATCATGTATACATCAGGGAAGATGGATCTTTCTCTCAAGGTGGAAATAATTACTATACCTATCCGTTTGCTTTGTGGAGACTATCTGCAGAGGCTGACTGGACTGGTCTGACCATTACAGGTAAATTCCTTGCTAGGAAGTTATAATAGAGTATTGCCTCATACTATGATTGGTATGGGGCAACTCTTTCATTGATATATCAAAGGAGACATATTCATGCCTACGCTAAATCCTAATGAATACGCATATCTCTGGAGTCCCACCAGACAAATGCTGGACAAAAACGGGAAGCCTTTGGTCGGCGGTTATGTAATGATTGACCAACACGGTACTCCGGGAATAGAAGCCATCTCATACAGTGATTGGAATGGTACGCTAAATGCCAGAAAGATTCTATTGGATAGTCTCGGCAGGGCTTCAGCTATCGTTGACAATTCCAAGAGATACGATATCTATGTGTACAATCGTTATAATGTGCTAATGTACAGTGCTCTTGGAGTAAACTGTAGTGGAGAGGGTGGAGGATCTTCTCCATTGAGTTTTACAAGCAATGACGGGTCTATTACGATTAATAGATCTGGCAATAATATAGATTTTGCTGTCAACACCGAAGATTCCATTCAAGGATCTGCTACGGCTAGTTCTATAGGAAGTGATGGAATCATAAACTTCAATACAGTGACGGATGGAAACATCACTGTGGTTGGGATTGGAACTTTGTCAGTCAATCCTGGTAAGCTATATCACATTACTCTTCAGTTAGAGCTTTCCATAGGCACTCATACTCAGTATTATGACGAGTTCAATGTCGTTGATAGTGAAAATGTCTCCCATAAATTTACTATTAACGAAAGTCTGGATAGCCAGATTGTAGATCTCTCTTGGGATCTCAGGGCTACAAAGAACTACGTCAAGTTCTTCGTAAACCTTCCATCTGGTACGACTGCAACTGGAGCCACTCTGTATATCCATGCAGTGAGCGCTGTAGTGAATGCTAGTTCTGGGCTTGATTCCATTGTCACTAATGAAACTCTGACTGGAGATGGTACTACTGAGCATCCTCTTGGAATCGATCCTAGTATCATTCAAGATATTGACGAGAAGCTCTCTAACGTAGCTGTAGATGGTGTGACTATCACGGGAGACGGCACTAGTGAACATCCTCTGGCTGCAAATATTCCTGAGATTCCCGTAACGGATGTTGAAGTTGATGGTGCATCTGTCGTCAATGCTCAAGGTGTTGCAGAAATCACTATGCCTACTGACCTTGTACCTGAAGTGACTTCTTCTGATAACGGTAAGGTTCTTCAGGCTACTTATGAAGGCGGTCAAGGGTCTTACTCTTGGGAAGATGCTCCAATTAGTCTGCCTGAGTCTACTTCTGCTGATGCCGGAAAGGTATTGACAGTTGATAACAATGGTGATGCTGGATGGGCTGATCCTGAACACTTCACTCAGGTTCAAGCAAACTGGCTAGAAGATGACTCTAGCGATCCGTCTTATATCCAGAATAAGCCTACTATTCCTACCAAGACTTCTGACTTGACCAATGATTCTGGGTTCATTGATGCATCTGACGTACCTGCTGCTCAGGAGCAATCTGACTGGCTAGAGAATGATTCTAATGATCCTGCTTACATCAAGAATAAGCCTACGATTAACAATGTACCCAATGTGACATCTTCTGATGATGGCAAGGTTCTTCAGGCTTCTTATACTGGTGGCGTTGGTGGATACTCTTGGGAAGATGCTCCTAATGGTTTGCCTGATGCTACATCTGCCGATGAAGGAAAGATCCTCTCTGTCGATAGCAATGGCGATCCTGAATGGGTAGCTCCTCAGGTTTATACTCAGGA